CGGTGGGCTTCCCACCATGGACTGGCCTTTTGGACAGCCAGCCGCGATAGTTGATTTCTCAACATCACGACGAGGTCACTCCTTTTCAGGTCCTGTTCTGCAATCACTTTTACGTGAGTGAGCTTACGAACAGGTAGTGACCACTGGCTTCCGGCCCCAGCGCTCTGTCGAGCACGCAGTAGGGATACTGCGATCTGGGTCCAGGGGTCCAACACGCCCAAGTCGGCAAACTGGGGTTTTACATCCAGCATGTAGACGCGTGGTCGCTGCCACGCCGGAGAATGTAGGACTTCCTCATTACGGTTCTTAACAAGACTGTAATAGGGAACACCGAGGGGACGAAACCCAAGGTTACCTGCATGATCCGTTGGTACTAGCGGGTAGATACGCTCGCGAAAAAGCGCACGTATCTTGCGGCACGCCCCCAGTAGGGGGAACGTCGCGTTATCCGCCAGGGTATTGTGGAAACCGACCAGAGTCAGAGCGTCCATGACGCCTGTCTCTGAATCGAGAGTGGCCGGTCGAACCGGCACACCCGCGAAGTAGTCGGCACCGCAGCTTTCTCTGAAAGGGCCATTCAGGAAAGTCTTTTTTGTGTTGAATCGAAAGCCGAGAAAGCTCGCAAACGCCATGTAGCGTTTTGCATGGGTGTGACGTAAAATAACGTCGTCCCCATACACTGCGAACTCCCTTTTAGCCACGTATTCATCAACGGTCTCGCAATCCGAGGTAGCAAATGAAGCCGCCCAGAAAACGAGTGTTTCGACGCAAAACGTCGAACCGTTGCCCATACCCGCATACATCTCGTAGTCGTGAAGTCCACCGCCTAATTCAGGCGGGGCTTCGTAACCGGGAGTGCGTATGCGCCCAAGCAGCTTTGCCCAGGCTGGAGGGAACTGGGACACTACCAGCATTCTTGACACGAGGTTTGAAGCATCGGACTTGTCCAATGTGCAATAGGGGTCAGAAGACTCCCATTCCTTCGAGCCCTTATGTGCCAGTCGCTGATTCCAACTTTGATCACCGAGATCAACCCCCACGGCTTTTAACCACGGGGCTACAACGGTATGGACTCCGAGTTGGAGCATTCCCGAGCAGGTTGGCTGTGCTCCGATAGACCGGAGCGAGTCGATGCTCTTGTGGATGAACATCAACCGGTCGTGCCTCACGACACGATCGGCTAGCCGTTCTCGCATGACACGTCGGAACCCCTCCTGAGCCTCTGGGAGGTGTGCATAGATTGGATCCATGCCAACGTGCGCCCACACTGCCTTGTCATGACAGAGGGCCTGAACGGCGAGGTCAATAGCCAAAGGAACACATTCGTCCGCTTCCAGCTTACGCTGGTAGTGAACTTCACGGCCCCGAATCGACACAGTCGATCCAGGTCCGTAGTGTGCTGCTTCAGCAACTTCTGCCTCTGGGGGAGTTGAACCCAGAACGTGCAGGATGGCCTCACGGAAGCGCTGCAGACTAGTCTCGTACGGGATAGGCTTTTCCCCACGAGCCTCGCGATTTGCGAGGGCAAGAAACTTACGGTTAAGCTTCTTACACCGGTCCTCGGTCCGGAACCACTTGGTCTTTGTAAGATCCCAGCGGTCAATTTCCGGGTCGACGAGCTTCTTTACAACAGCTAACGCCTGGGAGTGCACCCAGTGTTGGCGGGCCGATACAACTGGTCGGCTCGAGTTCTGTTGTTCAATGGACGTCATTGCAAGAAAGAGACTACCACGGCGAACCAGTGTAGCAGCCTCCAGATAATTGCAAGAATCTCCATAATCATGCGATAACTCCGTCAAGACGATGGCTGCGATATCCGCAGCCCGAACAGGTTTTACCTGAAATGGCGCCTTGCTTTTGGGGGTATTCCCCAGACCGTGTCTTTTAGACATAAAAGGTTTTCCTTAGACGGTGGATTGATTGAGAACGAGAGAACCAGACGAAAGTGAGTTCAGGCTTCGAGGTGAATGTCACCCGTCACACAGAGCTCACTCACGGCCACGGCAGCCTGAGTACAGGCTTCCGCGACGTAAGTCTGCACATCAGCAGTCGCCACCCCGGGTGGGACGGTGACTGCGATGGAGACTGTCACTGGTTTCTCAGGGGTGCCCGCTTCAGAGCTGATCGCAAAGCCACGTTCGAAGCGTACGTTCGTACGCAATGGCTGTGCGGGGTTCTTGGGCGGGGTACGACGGAGGGCGACGACGTCAGTGTGACTGACGGTATTCGTCGAGCGGCCATAGACCACTTCATCGCGATCAACAGTGTGCAGACCGACAGAGATGCTTCCGATATTTGGCATTTAAGACTCCAAGTGCAATGCACTATTTTTTCCGGGCCGTCGCCAGGAAGGTAGAAATGAGTGCGAGCCCGTCGGCTACGCGCTTTGCATTTAGTTCCACACGAAGGCGGAACGAAACGTCTTTTTGGCTCGCGGGAACACGAGTCTTGTAGGTACCCTTAACGGTGGACGATACTATCCCCGTACATGTACCTCCTGAGATAGCTGGCCCATAGGTGTCCCTATAGAGCACGTCGTATTCGACTACAGTTGTCACCCAGGCTCCGAGTATCCGCTTCGCGCGAAGCTCGGCAGTAAGCGCGTCATAGACGCTGGCCCCATTATGGAACCAATCCGTAACAAACGAGAGGGGAATGCCTTCATAGAGGGCAATCGGAATCCGATTCCACTGCAAGCCTAATGAGGCCTGTAGGGAGAGATCCTGTTCGTAAAGAACACCAGCTCGGGAAGTCACAGTCGCAGATCCAGTAGCAGCTCTTGTGAAAGAGTAGCTGACTCCATATGCGGAGTCAACGGTCTCACTGGACGTACTTAAGTCGACAACTTGATTGCTCTTTGCACGCGAAGTAACGCGCAAGGGAGCACCCTCGGACTGTTTTTTAAGCAGTTTTACTACATCTTGGAAGGTGTAGATGAGGGGCATGAGGCCATAACGATAGGCTAACCATGCAGAAGCGACATCAGTACCCGAATATTTTCCACTTTTAAAGGTGGGGAGTTTCGGTTTCTCCGGTTTGGCACGCCTCGCTTGGATACGAGGTGGGAGTGAATCCCACTTCGCGATACGCCGTGCGTACCGCTCCTCGATAGCGGTCACCTTGTTGAGGTGACGCTTGAAGCGTTGTGTGAGCTTAACCATAGCTCGCACGGGTGAAGTCAAGAAGCCCAATGTATCACGAAGCTCAACGAGCTCTGTGAGTGTGGCGACGTCGGGAGACCCGACACCGCCGAAGGCGTCCGTAACTGCAAGGCCAGTAGTGCGCAGAATGGCTTCTTCCACCTTAGGATGCTTCCAGGGCTGGGCCCCGTGGGCATCGATAGGCATCCAAGCGCCATACCACTCGTAGCGATAGGAGGCCCCGACTAAAGAGCCAGAGCCGTCCATCGTCTGCGTACCCTTCAACTTTGTCATTGGGGAGATAACAATCCCCCCCGTGGCGCTGATTCGTTTAAAACCAGGCGTCACGATATCCGACATCGTATCCGGTTGCACAACCGATAGGGGAAATTCACGGGGATAGCCTCCTAAGAGGTTCCCCGAGGAATCGTACAAATTGTCGATTCCTATTCCCGAAGTCACTTGACTTTTGTCTCGCAAACGCTGCATAAGTTTATGCTCCGATTGTGGGTTGAGGTAGGAGGATTCCTACTCTCAGAAGGACACAGCTTTTTGC